TGTTTACATCCTCTGGATTATTTCTGTCCAAAGGCAGTGTTGGTAGTTGTGCTATGAGGTTTGTGCAGTTATCGAATATCTCTAATCCTGCTCTATCTTTCTCCTCATCTACCTTTAGTCGTCTGTGCACTTCGTTCTTACCTGCTACTCTGCTACCTCTACTTCTGTCTGAGGGGCGCCATCTGCAACCCTCCACAATCATTTGCTCTGCTAAACTAGGTCCTGTATCCCCCCGTTTGTGCCACAGTGATGAGTCTAATACACCGTAACTAATTGTTTCTTCTTCTTCTAAGTGTAAAATCATATGTGCAAGTTCCTTTGCTGTTTTCTTACTTACATATAACTCTCTATACACTATTAGTGTCTCATCAACTGGGTCTACAGCGAACCATAAGACACCAGTATGGGAGGAATAACCATAGTCGCATGCTCTAAACTTACGCCAAGAGTGAGGAATCTTGTAGCTTTTAACTGTATGATACTTACGGTCAAACTCACTAAACGCTGCACCTTCTGCAATATCCCATGAACCTTCAAGTAGTTGTCTCCTTTGTACCTCTGGTAGCGATAATAGCATCGCTTCATAATCGCCTGCGTTGTACAGATATGGGTTATCTATTAACTTTGCAGGGATGAATCGTCTTTGGAAGAGCGGTTCGCCTGCCCTAGAGTGTGCTGCAGGGTATCTAAGCGTTTCACCACTGTTAATATCTGTTGCCCAAAAAGCTGAGTTATGTACAGCAGGGTCAATAAACATTTTCTTAACCCATTGATGCCCCGGTCCACCGGGGTTGGTAGTAGCTCGCATATGAACAGGAAGATTTGGGTCAACCGTCCTAAGACGAGAACGTAGATAATCCCAAGCATAAGGAGTAGAATATTGAGTAAGTTCATCAACCCCGATGTAAGTAAATGCTTGACCTTGATAACGTAATACATCTTTATCCTGTTCTAGGTAAGTCATCCATATTCTAGCCCCTGATGGAAATGTCCACTGACTTTTCTTCTCTAGCCATTTGACGCCCGGAAATGCTTTGGGGTATAACTCGTGACTCTTGTGTATAATCTCTCTTAATTCGTCGTTTGTGCGTCTTAGTATCAGAGCGTTGAAGTTCTGATTGTTACAATATCGCAGTGGGTCAACAATCAAACTAAAAGTTTTACCACCTCCTGCTGCTCCTCCGTATAGCACTTCTCGTTCCGGTGCAGCTAAGAAATCTGTTTGAGGACCGGGGTTAGGCTGAAACAATACTTCAGGTGCTTCCTCCGTGTGTTGTCCGGCTCCTGTGCCTATCTCTTCAAAGTACGTCTCTTCTTCTGTGGTCTGTAGAGACGCTATCTTTTTTTGTGCATGTCTTAATTTTAACTTTGCTGCTCTCTGACTCTTTTTAGCTTTTAAGAGCTGTCTCTCTTCAGCCGACTGCGGCTTCCGTTTTGATGTTCCCTTCTGCTTCGGTCTTGGCGGCACGGCGTTTTTGTTCAACATGTCTTCGTCTGTCCGTTCTGTCTTGTTTTATTCTTTTCCACAAACCCATACCAGATATTTTTCTACCTGTGTAATCTGTAAGCCATCTAGCCACCTCATTGTAAGATGACTGTTTCAAATACTCTACAGCCTGTGCTAGTGCCTCTAGCTGTTCTTCAATGGGATGTAGAAGTTGTGGGTCTTGTTTGTCTCTTTCGTACCCCCAAGGAACATGAGCTCCATTTAACTTAGAGTACCGGCTCGTTGGATTCAATTTGTTTGATATCGTCATTCTTCTTCTCTGGTAAAATAAATAGTCCCATCGGTTTATCAGAGGATACGTTTATCTTTTCAACTCGTGATAAGCCAACACGGTCTAATAGTTGTTGAGCAGCAACAAGCTTTTCTCTGTTACCTAACGCCGTAGGGTCGTCTAATATTCCTACCATCGACATAACTGCTTTAGGTGCGTTGACTGCTAGTTGTAGTTCTGCACGTTCTATAATCTCTGAACGTAGAGATTGTATAAGTGCATGCGACTTTGTTGATGGGGCATATCCTGCAATACGCATTGCTTTTGCATAGTTGCCTCCTGCCTCGCCAAACAAAGCATTTAAAAATTTTTCTTGCATTTCTGTTAGATGTTTATGCACGTGGATTCTTCTTTCTAGCTGTTTTTGTTCTTGCAAAAGAACGGTTCTTAGATTTAGATTTTACTGCTAACTTCTTGTTGTTCATCGGATTACCAGATGTATGGTGTACATCTTTACCGTCACCTTTTTTAACAGCTCCTTTTTTAGCCATTATACGTCTAGCTTTATTTCTACTGTTACGTCGTTTTATTTGTTCTGGAGAGCCCTGATAATTATCATACTCTTTTCTATAATTTCTTTTGTATTTTTTTAAGGTAGTTTTGCCTCTCTTAGCATCCTTTGCAGTAGACTTACTTCCATCTATTCCTCTCATTCTGTCTAGTGCATCTATAATACGCATCTGTTCTTTTTTTGGTAAAGCTCTAAATGCTTTAGTATCAGGACGTATGCTACCTCTATCTAATATTTTTCTACCAATACCTTTTATATTAGGTATTAGTTTAGGTGGGTCAAAAGGTCCTGCCATATGCTATGCTCTTTTTCTAGTTCTTTTCTTAACAATAGTTTTGACGTTTGTCGGCTTACCTCCAACTCCTTGAGGTTTAGCTCGTTTTCTCGCCACAGCACTCTTTATCTGAGACTTTGTCATCGAGGCTGCTTTGCTTCTCGGAACACATTTAGGGTATGCCCTTTTAGATTTTTTAGCCGACTTTCGACCACAGGGTTGATATTTGCCTTTCTTTTTAGGCGCACCAATATCAACCCAGTCACCTTTTGGTCCTTTACCAAACCAAGCCGTTAATCCACCAGTGGGCTTTGCCATTAAGAGTAGCCTCCACCTCTTTTCTTGTAGGTTCTAACTAACCACGCATTTGCGTAAGCTGAAGGATAGACCTTGAACTTACGCTTTGCTTCAGCTTTTACTCTTGCATACAAAGCAGGGTTTGATGGTTTTGCTCCTGATTTTTTTGCCGTAGTTTTCTTCTTAGCCATAACTACTTCTTCTTAACTAGCTTGTAGTTCATTTCTCCAGCTATCTTACGTAGTTTAGCAAGAGTCATCTTACCGCCCTTTGCAGCCATTTTGGTTTTACCCATTCTAGCTTTAGTTCCGCCTCTAGCGTAACCTTTGCTCATCATTGACTTACCGCCACGAGCCATTCCTTTTGATTTTTTTGTCATGTTAGTCTTACCACGACGTGCAGCACCCTTTGATTTCATCATCCCTCTTCGGGCGGCGCCTTTTGATTTTTTTCTCATTGCCATATTTATTTCTCCTCAGCATATAGATTGTTAAATACTCGCTCTGGGTCTCCTACATAATTAGGGTCTTGCTTCGAGTGGTGCGTCCACTGGCTAGGAGCAAAATCAGGAGCGCCTTCACCAGTTACAAACCATGCAGGGTTAGTTACCCTTACACGATTGTTTGGTAGTGCAACTATGTTGCCTGTCCATTTTCCTGCATCCATAAGTTCCAATACGTGACTTTGTTTATGTTGTGCAGGGTCGTCTGCTACTTCGCTGTCCGTGTAGTCTATCGTGAAGTAATACTTTGCAGGATAAAACTCATTGTCTATCTTTGCAATCCACGGACATGGCGTGGCTCTGTTCAGCACTATTACCGAGTGATTGTGTGATTGACAATCCCAAGGTTGGGCTAGGTAGGTTGGCATCGGTTCTGCCCACTCATCATACGGAGTGTCTGCTACCAGTGCTGTTAGGGGCATTCTTGCCCACATCGCACCACCGTGTATGTTCTCCTCTTCCTCACATCCCGTAAATATAACTTGAAAACTTAGTGTCTTCATCGGGAGTGTCGTTACGGCTACCACCATAGCGTGTAAAAACTCGCCATGATATTGTGTAAAATTTGTTGTGTACTCTCTACGTACCCATGCTTTGAAGTATGGGATGTTACTTATTATGTGTGCCATTTTTGTTATGTTTCCTTCGCAAGGTTGCTTTTGCCTGTTTAAACTGACTCGCTATTGCGGTCTTGCCCATAACTTTAGCACGTTGCTCTGCTACAGTCAATATTTGTATCTTCCTTGCGTAGGGCTTTTTTACTCGATTTACTTTTGCTATAGTGGCTTTGGCGTCAGCCATAGTAGCAAATTTAATTGATACAGTGTCCTTTGGGTTCTCGTCAGTGTATAAACGTCTGCCTGACCCTTTAGGCTTTTTTCCCGTTCCTACCTTTGGGTCCCGTTTTGTACTTTTTTTGGTCATTGAGAACTTTCTTTAAAGTTTTAGCTTGTCCTGCATGTAACTTAGAAGCTTTGTTAAGCCCCTTAATAACTTTCGTTAAAGGTCTTTTTATTTTTGTTTTGCCACGCTTAGCTTTAGTAGCTCCTGCTATCTTATCAGCATAAGTAATTTTATTACGTGGGGGTGCTAATGCTGCAAATTTCTTCTGTTTCGGCGTCATAGCCATTTAAGCCTCCATGAGTTCAAAGTGTGGACCGTCAATAAAGGGACGACGCCCTTGGTTTCTTCTTATGTCAATGTAGTTATTCATTGCATCTTCCATCGGACGTTCCCACTCAGCTATATTATCTATATTCCAAGCGGCGCCCCATCTAACTTTAGCACCAGTTTCTTTTGCAGCGGCTTTCATAGCATCAGCTATATCATCATACATCACAATTTCCCAGCTCGGCTCACTGCCGTCGTACGCCATTAAATCGACAGCGTGTGACGTGCCGTCTTCTTGTATAAGGTGCTTAGACTTCATCGTCTGTGAGCGCCCTGCAGCATAGAGCTTCTTCTGAGTCTCTAAGGAACGAACTCCATAAATTACACCGAAGTCTACTTTGGTCAGTTCGATAGCACGTTTCACCGTATTCACCATCAGAGGATTTACCCCCTCTAACTTTCCTAAACTTTTACTTGATAACTTAAACATTGGGATACTCCACTTTGCCATTACTTTTTATTCTTTTCCTTCGCAATCATCTCATCAAATATAGGGCGCAGAAAAGGTGCTATCTTTTTCATTTTCTCCAGCTCTCGTATCGCTTCATACCCTTGATAATCTTTTATCATACGCTTAACGTCTTCAGGTATATCTGCTGCAGCATACTGTGACTTGTTGTTTGTCTTATCTGCTGTCTTACGTGCCTTAGTTACCTTCTTACCATTTCTAATATTAGTAAGAGTTTTAAAGTTTAGCATGTTAGCTAATTTATTTATCTTCATAGTATTAAGCTGAGCCGCTAGTTTTCTTGCGTAAAAATTTTGGTTTTTTGTCTTCTGGAAATGTATATACAGCATCCCTAACTGTAGGTAGCTTTTGTTGTATTTTATGAGGTAGAAAGTTTTTAGATTTTTTTCTACTCTTAGAGCCCGGCGAAACTTTCTTTTCTGTTGGCTTCTTTAATGGTCTCTTTCTGCCTTCAAACAAATCATAGCGTAGCCCTATCTGACCTCTTTTCTGCGTATCTGTTATAGTTGTTTTCTTGGAGGACTCTCCTGCTTTTTTCTTTGCTTTTTCTGCTTTTCGTTGCTTCTGAAATTTTTTAAAGGTATCTTCTAGATTGAAAAAGTTGTTTAAATTCTTTTCTTCCATAGGTATCTTAAATGGAACTTTTTTCTTAGTTCCTATCTCATCTATAACTTTAGGCTTACCTAAAGGCGTCTTTATTTTTTTGCCGTGGTCCGTTCCCATTATTTTTTCCTCATTTTATTAAAAAACTTACCTGCAGAACGTGTGGCAAAGCTCGCAGATACGATAGCTCCTAACGCAATTTGATACCACTGCGGCATCCCTGCAAGCGCTTCAAAGCCATCCGCTACTATAGCCCTTCCCCATTCGCCACAGAAGCTCAGTACTAGAGGGATTGAGAAGAGTAAAGTCAACCACTCATCTTTCCACGAGCTCTGAGACGCCCTCATAGCAGCTAGGTCCCAGTCGATTTCTCCTGTTGCCTCTTTCATACGAATGGTAGCTTCAGCTTTCTGTATTGCTGTCTTACCTTCTATGTATGATGAAGCTAAACTTGATACTGAACTAAGTAGTGTTCCTAACATTCTTATCACTTGACGTTACAGTCGCAGTCCTCATGGCACTTCTTATTTAAGATAGCGCACCATATACGTTTGAAATATTTTATCACATTTCCCATCATTTGTCCATCCTTTTTGGTTCTGACTTCTCTGCCCCCATCCAGATAGCAAAGCTCCCAGTCATTGCTCCTGTTATTACTGATATGAGTCCTGCCTGCTGTGTGGTCAACTCTGGCTGACTCAAAGCCCATTCGATACAACGAATATAGACGCCTGTCATCACTAACATCATAAGTCTTGGTAGTATTCGCCATCTGTCAAGTGTCTCTGGGCTCATCTTTTTCCTTTATAACTTCTTCTACCCAATCGCCATTGTCTCCAGTATGTTCGCACACTTCGCATCTGTCGTCCTCGATGTGGCTTCCACAAATTTCGCAGGTAGGTTCGTACAGCACTAGGTCTTCTCACCTCTTTTACCGCCTGCTTCCATAAACATTTCGACCGTCTCCTCTGGTACGCATACAATCTGCTCAGGAGGTCTGGCACCGTATTGCTTAACCAGAGCTCTAGCAATTTTAAAAGGATTGTCCCCTATAAATTTATTGCACATGTACGCATTATGAAAGTGCCCGTGGTCTACGGGGTGTTGAAATATAAATATATCTTTTGTGCCGTCCGTATATATACCCGACATTATTGCTACTATGAACCACGCTTTTACCATTTAACATCTCCAGCGTCTCCTAGCCTGCCTCAACCTACTGTTAGGGTCTTTAGCTGCCTTCGGAAACTTTTTCATTTGTCCTGCGCTTCTAGCACAGAAAGATTTACGTCTAGCTGCCCTCTTCTTACCGGGTTTCTTCTCGGTGACAGCCGTTTTAAGTTTACTGCCGGGGTTAAGACGTCTGTAGGCTTTCACACCTGCCTGCGTCATTCCGGCTCCCGACTTAGTAGAACGAAAGTTCTTCTTGTTTCGGGCGGGCATTTTTCCTTTTGATTTCTTTTCAGCCATGCTTCTTCCATAAAATAGACGAGGCGAGCGTTGGATTCGCCCCGTCCTGTTGAATTTTGTCAGTTATAGCGAACTCCGCAGAAATAAGTACAACTGAAAAGTCAACGCAGAGTTTAGGTTACTCTGCCATACCGTAGCTTACCTTCAGCAACCAACGCTTTTTCAACATCCTCAACGCTAAAGTCCTGCCCAGTACGTTCTCTTAGAGCTGCACGGACGTAATATACGTGATGACTTGGAATATGTGTCTTAAATCGCCCGTATTGCTCGTATTCGTGTGAAATTTGCTCTAAAACAGAGTTATATTCCATTCTTTTTCTTTTCATCACATATTGTATCACAAATAAACAGCAATTACAACTTTTTATCTTGACAAAACCTGTAATTATATGTAAAATATATTAACCCTTGAGGGGGCTAATAGTATATGCGCTTATCGTTACTAGTATAGAGAAGCATTTTTCCTTATCGTTCTTAGTATAGGGGAGTTTGTACTTAGTATAGGCACAAATGATACATAGTTTACGCTCTTTTTTCCTTATTTTATTGACACTTACGTATATTTAGCTATTTTGTACTCTATAAAGTAAGTGGGCGAGATGTGGTTTATAGATTCTTTTTCCTAATTTTCTGTCGGAGCCGTATACATGTAACGGGTAACGGGGGTATGCCCCATGCAAGGTCAAGCAAATATAGGTGTATGCCCAAATAATAGGCAGGTGATGCCCAGATTTTATGCAGTTGCGCAATTATTGTGCAGTTTTTTCTACTAGGTTTATAAATGCCTAATAAATAGGCAGGCAATGTGGCTTTGTGTACAATGCAAGAACTCCATGCACTCAGCGCAAACCGTGAT